TTTGCAGCCATATGACACATAAACAAAGATTTACCTACACCTGTACCTGCAAGTGCAATGTTTAATGTTTTTTGTGGAAGTCCACCTTTTGTAATTTTGTTAAAGTAATCTAAATCAAAAGGTATTCTTTTTTCTATACGATGATAATAGTCAAAACGATTCTTAGCGTCTTCAATATAATCATGGCCAACTCTATTGTCAAATGAAACTGCTAGTGCATCTGTTAATAAACTAGGCAGTACATCAGGTGTCTTATTTTTATCTCGACCTTCAATGATACCAATACCTTCAACGATTGCATTGTAGATTGCTTTGTCTTTACAGAATTTTTCTGTAGTATCAATTAACCATTCGTTATCAACTTCATTGCTAGTAAAATCACCAACAATAGTTGTAATCTCTTTATATTGTTGTTCTGAAATATCTTTTCGATTATTCAGTTCAACTTCTAAAGAAGTCTTAGTAGGAAACTTAGAATATTTTGTAGCAAAGGATACAATTTCTTCAAAAACTATTTTTTCATTTTTATCTTGAAAATAATCTTTTTTTATAAATGGTAAAACTTTTCTAGCATAATCCTCATTCGTTATCAGATTTTGTAGTATCGTTAATGTTATATTTTTCATCAATCACTTCCATTAATATGTCGCCAATGAGTTTAAAAAATTCATCATTGAACTGGTCTCTCGGTATTGCGTTATTCTCAACAATATCATATTCAAATTCCATTGTCAAGGAATCATTTTTAACAACAGGTGTAACTTTGCCATACTTGTAAACTACACCTGCAAATTTACCTGTATTGATTCCAATACAAGTTTGGTCTTTATACTTTTCAGTTTCTATATAACTAAAAGTTTTTTCGTCCATTAAGTTACTAATCCACTTACAACTTCCGTATATGCTTTTGTGATGTTTGGGTTACTTGGTGTAACTAATATTACTCCACCACTACGAAAACAAACTGACTTAGGATTTTCTTCAGCAGTCATACAAACTCCTCTTGCAAATCCCATTGTTCCTTTTTCAGTGCCTACCATCATTTTAGGACTAGTGAGATGAACACCTGTTTCATCATTCTTTTCTAGTCTTCCAATAAATTCACCGTGTGGTGTTAACACAGTTACTAAATCACCTTTTTTAAGTTCACTCATTATTATCTCCATATAAAAATTCTTTGGCCGCAGCCTCATCTAGTTGTTTCATAATTTCATCTGTAAAGTATTTTTCTGGGTTGTCATTAATTGACTTACCGAAAACTTTACTGCCATCTGGTAACTCAAACTTTGTAGATACTTTTTTGAATATATTATGTTTTTCTGCAAGTGCAAGTAAACCATAGTACTTATCAAGTCCTTTAGAATAAGTAAGTCTAACTTCACATTGAGAATTTTCTTTTGTTAATCTAGACTTTTGATTCTTTGCTTTGATAATATTACCAACAACTTCCGTTCCGTCTTTTTCCTTTTTCTTACTAAGATACACAATACTACTTGCGGCATATTTTAGTCCACTTCCACCACCCATTTCTTTCATAGGTACATATGAACCTACAACATCATAAGTATGATTTGTTACAACCATTGGAACTTTTGCTTTTCCTAATTTTAAAGTTAATATTCTAAATGCAGCCTTGAGAACTTGAGCTCTTGTCATATCTCTTGTTTCTTTACCTTCGGCAGTATCTTCTACTTCTTTTGTAGTTGATAACATACCTAAAGAATCAAGACACATAAACATAGGTCGTTTTACATCAACGTCTTGCTGTATGTATCTATCAAGAACTTTAATTGCCTGATGTCTAAACTCTTGAACAGTTGCAACAGGTAAGACAACTAATCTTGATGCATCAATACCTCTATCAGTTATCATTTTCTTTGTAATTGCTGATTCAGATTCAAAGTACACAACACCACCTTCTGGGTTTGCATCTAAGAAATGTTTAACTATTCCCATAAGAAAATATGTTTTACCAGTAGCAGATTCACCTGCTAGTGCTGTAATTTTGTTTTGAGGAAGTCCACCATAAATTGAACCACTTAACATTCCATTTAATATATAAGACCCTGTGTCAATAAAATTATCGACATCACCAGAATCAATTCCGTCATCTGCCAAGTTAGCATATTCGTTGCCAGTTGTTTTAATAATCTCTTTTAGGAAATCATTGTTATCTTTACTCATAGATTTTACCCTCCTTAGTAATTTTGGTTAGTTTATTTTTTTTAATATCATACATACTATTATTTGGTATGTCTCTAGTATCAAGAACTTCTTTAATGTATTGTTTAAAAAGTTCAGCACCTTTAAATCCTTTTTCAGGTGGATAGATGTTATCTTCATTTTTCATAAAGAATAAACACATCTTTGCTACGTCTTCAAATTTAACTGCAATACCATTAAATAACATAATGCAATCCTTTTCAGACTTTCTTCCTTTAATAAATTTAAAGTTACTCATTTGACTGCAATCGCACCTAAAAAATTATGATTACGCCAAAAGACTTGTACATTTTTAAACCCTGCACCTGTTAAGAAACTACTGATTTCAGGCCAAGTGTTTGGTTTTAACATATGTCTTAATGTTTTTTCTTTATCAAGAATATCTTTATCATCAAAGTGTTCTCTCTTATGGTCATAGTACATAAAAGTTAACATGTCTTGTAAGTTTGCATTTTCAGCATAAACTTTTTCTGCGAATACAAATGCACCACCTGGGTTAAGACTATTGTATATTTCTCGTATAAGTTTTTCTCTGTTTTTCTTTGGCATAAACTGCAAAGTAAAAATAGATGTTATAAAGGAATAGTTTCTACTCCATGAATGGTCTCTAATATCTTTTTCTTGAAATGATACTAATGGAAAATCACTTTTACCAGTCATGGCAAAAATTTCTTTTGACCTTTTTGAAAGGTCTTCTTTAAAACCTTCTGCGTACTCGATACCTTCATAGAAAACATTTTTTTTATGTGGAAAGTTTTCTTCAATAATTCTTTTTGTAAGTTTACCAGTTGAACAACCAATGTCCATAACAAAACTGCTTTCTTCAACAAAGTATCTTGAAAATGATACAACGTCATTCATTAAGTCTCTGTATCCTCTAATTGATTTGTCGATATGATTATCGAATCCTTCTTCTCTATGTGCAAATGTAAAATCGTTTTTCATTATATATTCCTCAATACTTTCTCGTACATTGATGTTGCAAGATGACCCATCATAAGACTTGGTACCATTCTACCACATCGTTCTGCTTTTTGAGCCCACTTACCTGTTAGTTTAAAATCATCTGGTAATGAAGTTACTCTTTTTAGTTCACCCAATGTAAACTTTCTGTCATCATTCCAATGACAAACTCCAGCAGTTTTTTCTGTAGCACCCATTGCTGTAATTGTAGGTGAGGGCTGAAACTCTGAAGCAATCTTTAAATTAAAATGCCATCCTTTAGGATGATAGTCTGTACCAGTAATAACCTTTTCAGGGTTTCTTGGCATTAGTGTACATGTTTGTTTATAGTATGCTGTGTCTTTCCACTTAGTAGTAAGCATATCAAGTTCTTCTTGGTCATATTCCAAACCATCGAATGCACCTTGTAAAGTAGTAATTGTTTTATTCTCTTGTGGAAATAATGATGATAAAGTCATAAAGTTTAATCCTACTTTATCCATAATATCATCTCTTACTGCCATAAAGAAAACTCTTCGTCTTCTTTGTGGAACACCAAACTTAGAACAGTCATGTACTTTTGCAACTACTTGATATCCAATGTCTTCAAATGTATTTAGAATTTTATTAAAATATTGTTTTGCTTCACCAACTGTAAGACCTTCAACATTTTCTGCAATGATAGTCTTTGGCCTAATGACTTCAGCAACTCTTAAAAACTCAAAGAATAAATCCTCAATATTAGTTACTGTTTTGCCATCTGAATAATTTTTAGTTTTACCAAAGCCATCACTATGAACAGTACCTTCTCTTGCGAGAGTACCACACATACTAAATGCAGAACAAGGTGGACTACCATCAAGTAATTCTAATTCACCCTCTTTTAGTTTTGTTAGTTCTAGAAAGTCTTTACCTGATAACTCTTTAATATCGCCATCAAGTATAGGTGTGTTAGGATAATTATCTCTGTAAGTATTTCTTGCCTCTTCGACAAATTCATTGATTGCAAGTATCTTTCCACCTGCAAGTCTGTAACCTGTGGACGAACCTCCACCTCCAGCGAAAGTAGAGATTACTCTAAACTTTTCTAATGCTTCTCCAGCATAAACGTCTTTAAGTAAGTAGGGTTTGTATTTCATATAAAACTTTCAAGTGTGCCTTTTGATTGAACTATATTAGACCAATCTCGACATACATCCATTATTCTTTTTCTATTGTATAGGTTTATCTCTCTATTGTCAAGGAGTTTTTCAAAAATAATTGGTATATCTGCAACTAATTGTAAATTCAAGTGTTTCTTGAGTTTTAACTCATCAAACTCAGGATAATGTTGTCTAATTAAGTGTTTTTCATAAGGTTTATTGATACCATCCCAATCAAACTGTATGAAATAATCAAACACTTCCTTATTTAAATAAGGGGCAATAAAGATTTTATCGTACTTTTTACTCAATAGTTCTAATTGTCGCACCCCAGCTGGATTATCAATTTTAAAGTAATCAGTTCTAAATTTATCAAACTTTTCTTTTGTGTGTTTGAAATGTATCATTGCCTTTTTACTTAAACCATAATGGCCATCAGCGGCAACACCAGATATAACAACTTTTTCCTTTATCTTTGGAAACATGTATAAAAATGGCCAAGTACATTCAAAGTGAACTTTCTTTTTACAATTCATTTCATAAGCCATCATTTTAAAGTCTTCAACCAAATTATCTATTGGTACTGCAACACTTGTAAATGGAATATTAAACTTTTCGCAAACCTCTTGTGCCTTTAGTGAATCATATGTAGGATTGCCTTCTATGTGAAAAGAGTAACCATGAACGGATAGACCTAGTTTGTACGATGTAAATAAACAAGTATTACTATCAACACCACCAGAGAGCAACACAGCGATATCATTATTTTCATTTCTTTCCTTTTGTATAATATTTTCTAATAATTTATTAATCATCTTTTCCTCCTAAAGTATCTCCTCCATAATGCTGACCTTGTCATTGACACTATGGTAAATATTATTGCAATTTGAAAATTTTCAAATATTGTAGGATGCATATCAAACAATGGAAACACGGTTAGTTGTATTATAATGGCTAAAAAGAAACCACTACCTACATCTATTACACTTTCAATTATATCTCTATTGCCAAACATCAAAACTCTCTTTACCATGAACTATACCTTCGATATTACATGTATTGCAAGGTAACTTTTCAGCCCGTAATCCTTTTGATAACTTTTTTCTATAAGACATTATCTCATCACCAAACCAAATATCTTTGATTGAAGTAACATGAATATTACCAAGTACACCTTTTCTACCCCAATCATTGTCACAAACTAAAGCATCACCATTCCAATCAATAAACATTTTGTAAAAAGGTAAGTAACAAACGTTAGTTATATTTTCTATTTTATCAGCAGTAATATTATTTTTTCTATCTACCAAATTTAATTCAAATCTTTCTGGGTAACAATGTCTAGGTATAATTTTAATATTTGTATTACCCTTCATTTCCATTAATTCATTTGTTATATCTTTATCGTACATACTAACCATTATCTGTGTACAACCTGCATCAGCAAAGTCTTTTATTTTGTCAGCAGTAAGATAATCTCCATTACTGTTTATGTCAATCCACCTAGCATTTGTTTTCGAAATAAGTTCTATATGTCTTGTTAACTTTTTATGTAATAAAGGTTCTCCAAATCCTACGAAACCAACTCTACCATTAAAATTAATTTCATTAAGGTCATCAACAATTTTTTGTGTAGTCTGTTCAGATATAACCCAGTTTTTGCTTGTATAAATTTCTGGGTCACTTCTAGGACAGAAAACACATTTTCTATTGCATATATCAATAGGATTAATTTGTACACTTCGTAAAGAAGAAAGTTTATCAATTGCACCTGATGATTGTTCTTTCCTAATACTATTTAGCATTACGAAAAGAAGTCCTCTAAAGAACCTGATGTACCATAAGTTCTATCAACATTCCAATGAATCTTTTCAATAATAAAGTTTAATGGTTCAATAAATGATTTTTCAAACTGCAATTCATAATCAACTTTAAAGTCAAGTTGTTTAGGAAGTTTTGTAATAAACGAAATGGCTGATGATTGATATATATTTGGAAGTTTAAGGTATAAGAATTTAATTTTATCACCCTCGTTGATATAAGGAAAAATATTTCCTAAATTGTTTTTCTTAATTAAATGATTGTAAAGAATACCACCCTTAACATGTATGGGAGCACCTTTTTTAAATAACGTGTGTGTCTCTGACCATTTACCTATACCATTTACACTTCTAGGATATGCAATCTCTTCAGGTGCAAGTGTAAGAAACTTTCTACGAAAGTCTTGTATAAATGTATTTAATTCTTTTTCATCACCAGACATCATAATCTTTAATGCCTCTTTAATCTTTGCACGACAAGGTGCTGGTGTTGATGACTTAACTGCTTCAATACCCATAATCTTTAGAGTTGGTTCTTTGTAACGTACTCCTTCAACATCCCATGCATTGAGGATATATCTTTTCTTTGCAGTCCAAATACCTTTATCAGCAATTACTTCTCGTTTCATTTGCATTTTATTTTCATATGCATGAAGATAATCAGCAAGTTCTTGATATGATTTATCAATGAAAGGTTCTATCTTTTCTTTTGCGATGGTATTTAAAAAGTCTACAGGATTTTTAGGTTTAACTTTTTCTATTAATGTATCAAATGTAATATAAACAGAATCAGTATCAGACGCAAGAACATAGTCAACCTTTTCTGTTTTAAGAATACTATTCATATATTCATTAATCTTTTTTTCAATCCAACGAATAGACAACTGACCAGAAGTAGTAATTGCTTCAGCCATTGTATTAGAATAATATCTAAACCAATTGTTACCAATTGCACCATAGGCCGAGTTTAAAGAAATCTTTTTTGCCATTTGAATATTATTAAATGTAGAAATTTGTTTTTCATACTTCTTGTCTTTTGTATTAACAAGATTTTGTTTTGCTTCAAGCATATACTTTTTATACTTAACTCTATCATCATACATTGTTTGCATCATCTCTGGTAAGAAACCTTTTTTATCAGTTCTAAACAAAGCACCATTTGGTGTCATCGTTGTATTTTTAAGAATAGAAGTATCAATCTTTTTGTCTAAGAGTTTATCAACTGTCATATTAGGAACAGTCTTTTCACTTTTCATAGTTTCAGGTGAAATGTTATATTGCATAATTAAGTGTGGATATAATGAATTTAAATCAAAAGATAATACCCATTTATGCATACCTGTTTGTGGGTCTTTTACATATGCACCTTCATACTTGTCTGACTTTTCACTATTTGTTTTTTGTGGAATAACAATATTCCTATCCATTAGATAATTGTGAATAAGAATATCCCAATACTTAACCGAACCTAAAACATCTGTGTAATTAACTTTTGCATCATAAGCCATGGTTAAACATAATTCAATAAGTTTCATTTTGTCTTCTAGTTTATCAACAATTTCCACGTCCATAATATTATAATCAATAAACGATTGAAAATCTTTTTGATACCATTCACTAAATGTTTCATAAGGATTACCATCTTTATTTTCACCTAGTTCAACATTAGCGATGTGGTCAAGACGATATGATTCTTGATTTGTGTAAGTAAACTTTCTGTACAAGTCATAGTAATCAAGTGCGGCAATACCTTGAATATCAAACACCTGATGATTACGACCCATTTTGTAAATAGTTCTTGCTTGAACTGAACCCCATGGT